CTTCTATCATCACAAAATTCTTTTGCTGCTTTCCACTTTGCTTGGTTGACTGCAAAGGTTGTGCATTCATATATGTAAGACTTGGTTACTCTCTTTCTTTTCTTTGGTGGTTGTGTTTGCTTCTTTGGTTTCACTTCAATAACATATGTTTTGACTTGACCTGCACTTTCCTTTACTTTTATAATAAAGTCAGGATAGTATCTATGAACACGATTATCTTTTGGTGAGACATATGGTATAAAGAACTCTTCACTGCCCCATTCAATAATGTTTTCATTTATATCGCAGTAGTTACAGAACCTTCTTTCCCAACTGCTACGACATATAATGTTCTTAGCATTACCTTTATATTTTCTTGGAAATGATGGTTTAAACCTACTTTTAATACTTTCTGCCATATCTCTTATACATAATATATAAGGTCAAATAGTATTTATAGTTAGATGCCTACTATAAGAAGTATAGATGTCATTAAGTCAACCCTTTTAACACCTGCTTTAACATCTCACTTTGATGTTGAGATTCCATTTCCGTCTGGATCTGTTGGTGATAAGTTGAAGAGTCTTATGGGTGGTTCAGTACAACAAGATAGATTGAATATAATGTGTTCGGATGCAGCATTACCTGGATCCAGTTTAGCAACATTGGAACTTACTAATGATCGTCATGGTGTTACAGAGAAACATGCATATAGAAGAATATTTGAGGATAGAATTGATTTAACTTTTTATGTTGATGCGAATGGTTACTTACCTATTAAGTTCTTTGAGACTTGGATGAGTGAAATTATGAATGAGGATTCTGCTGATGCAAGAAATCCAAATTATTTTTATAGATCAAAGTATCCAAATGATTATATGGCAGATCAGGGATTAAAGATTACAAAATTTGAGAGAGATCATAATCGTAGTATTGAATATGAGTTCTTTAGAACCTTTCCATTGGCTATTAATTCGATGCCAGTTACTTATGACTCATCCTCCCTCTTGAAATGTACGGTATCTATGTGCTATATTAGATACATTCTTAAAAAACCTTCCAGTCCTACTACACAACAACCTGGTCCAAGAGGTAATACAATAGGTGATATGGCAGGTTTTAATTCAAGGAGTCAGGCATTTAATGCTGGACAACTACCTGCTAAAACAAATGATTGGATGGAAGCAGTACAGAATAGAGGTTTACCAGATGGTGCTAATGATTTATTAAAATCAATTGGATCTGGACTTGCCTGATAAATAAACATACTGAAAACTCTATAGGATATTATGCCTTTACCAAAGATTGCCACACCGACATATGAGTTGGAGTTACCTTCTACAGGACAAAGTATTGACTACAGACCTTTTCTTGTTAAAGAAGAGAAGTTACTTGTACTTGCTTTAGAAACAGAAGATACAAAGCAGATCACAACTGCTATAAAAAATGTTTTAAAGAACTGTGTTCTTACAAAAGGAATTAGAGTAGATCAACTTCCTACTTTTGATATTGAATTTTTATTCCTAAACATCAGAGGCAAGTCTGTTGGAGAGGAGATTGAAGTTAATATTGTATGTCCAGATGATGAGGAGACTCAAGTTCCTGTGACTATTAATTTGGATGATATTGGAATTCAAAAAAATGATACCCATAGTAATCAAATTAAACTTGATAAAGATCTTATGATGGAACTAAAGTATCCATCATTAGAACAGTTTATTAAAAATAATTTTGATTTTGATGATGCTAATGCAATGGATCAATCATTTGATCTGATTGCTGCTTGTATTGATAAGATCTATACAGCAGATGAAGTTTGGGCAGTTGCAGACTGTACAAAAAAAGAAGTGAAAGAATTTTTAGAACAAATGAATTCTTCTCAATTTAAGGAGATTGAAAAGTTCTTTGAGACAATGCCAAAGTTATCTCATACTGTAAAGGTAACTAATCCAAAGACAAAAGTGAAAAGTGATGTTGTGCTTGAGGGATTAGCGTCTTTTTTCGCCTAGCCCTAATGCACATGGATCTAGAGAATTACTTTAGGTTGAACTTTTCTTTGATGCAGTATCATAAATATTCATTAACAGAGATTGAAAACATGATGCCTTGGGAACGAGACATCTATGTTGCACTTCTTCAACAACATCTTGAAGAAGAAGAATTAAAGCAAAAGCAACAACAAGCGAATGGCCGTTAGTAGTCCTCCAATTTTAAAAATACTATCAGATCTTGATATTGATTTGATGGATGTTAATAATGACGTGGATTATCTACGTGCATTAATGGAAGCAACTAATGCACTTACCATTACGAATGCAAGTGATAAAAGAATACCAATACTGCAAGAGGAAATTCAAAGAGTAAGGGCAGATAGAAAGGCAGCAGATCCAAAGTTTAATCAGAAAGTTAAGAAAACCAAAGTTGATCCTGCAAAGATAACAGGGAGAAAGATGCTAATTCCTGTAAAGGGAATGGATGAGCAGAAACTTCTTCCTACTCAAGATTCAAAAAAAATTACTTCTCAAGGTGATAGTAATGTGCTTGCAGATATTCTTGTAAGTATCACCTCAATACGTGATCTTTTAACTAATCAGATCAAACAAAAAAGAACTGATTCAAAGAAGAAACGTCGTGCTGCTGAAAATGTAAAGAGAGATAAGAAAGAATCTGGATTAGAAATGGTTAAGAAAGGTTTTGGTGCTTTAAAATCAGGTGTAAGTAAAGTTGTTGAACCAGTTAAAAGTTTATTCGGTCAAGTATTTGGTTTCATAGGTAAAATTATTTTAGGTAGAGTATTATTTAAATTGATAGAATGGTTTCAAGATAAAAAAAATCAAAAGAAAGTAGCAGCAATAGGTAAGTTCCTCAAGAAAACTTGGCCTGTATTGTTAGCAGCATTTTTATTATTTGGTACTACTTTTGGTCGAATGACCGTAAGGTTGGGAGTAATGATCACCAAGTTTACTATTAGACTTGTAACTAAAATTATTCCTGCATTGTTTAAAGCAATAGCGAAGATGAAGTTAGGTAAGTTACTGAAGAGAATTCCTGGTTTATCTGCTGGTGGATTGGTTCCTCACTTGGCAGAAGGTGGAATGATTGAAGGTCCACAATCAGGTTATCCTGTATCATTAGATGGTGGTAAATCTACTTCTTTCATAGGTCATGGTACAGAAAAAGTTATGTCGAAAGGGAATGAAAGTTTTGTTATTCCTATTGATACACCAGCGACAAAAAAGGATCCTAGTTTAACTGCAAAAAGAACGGATGAAGCAAATACATTAGGTTTCTCTGGTGGAGATTCTGTACAAGAATTTGGTTCCAATACTCAACAAGGAATGAACTCTGCTGCTGGTGGTACAAATATTCCAACATTAATGGGTGGATTTAATGAAGGTGGTAAGGTCCAAACTATGAGCGAAAAGTTAGGACATACTAGGGGTGTCGTAACTGATCCAAAAGAGAGGCAACAACAAGAAGAATATATGCTTAAGTTTGTTAATGAAGAAAGAGCATTGCAGGGTATGGAACCTTTAAATGATCTAACTTATGCTCCAGGTGTGGAACTTACAAAGATGATGGGTCCAGGTCCAAGAATAAAACAAACATCAGATACTTTTACAGATCTTGATAGGGGTATCGAGACCACATCAACATCAAAAACAGTCGATGGTAAAACTACTTTTGGTGGATCAATAAGGCAAACAACAGAAGAAGATAGGCAGAAGTTTTTTGCAGAAAACCCACACGCAGCACAATTAGTAAATCTCAAGGATCAAGTTGAACTAGATTCTTTAGGTGCTGACATATCTGCTAGTGCTAAAATGAATGGTGGTGGTAAAGTAAGGGGATTAGCATCTGGTGGTTTAGTTTCTAATTTTAATGGTGGTGGTAAAGTAAGGGGATTAGCATCTGGTGGTCAAGTAAGGCAGATGGGTAGAGGTGCTTCCAAAAAAAGAATGGAAATAAAGAAAGGTATTAATAAACCTAATGTAAAATCTATTAAAACTCCAGTGAAAAAATCAAGTGTAGTTGCATATAATGAACAGTCTCAAGCAGCAGGTGGAGGTGGTGGATATCAATCTAAATCAGGTGGAAATAATGATGTTCCTAATTTTAATGCTGCTGCAAAAAGATCTTCAGCTAAAATAAAAACTCTAGGTATAAGTGTGTAAGATATGGTAGCAGCATTAGGAGCGATAGTAAAAACAGCCGTTAAGAGTCAGGTAAAAAAGGTTGCTGCTGATAAGTTGATGGGAAGAGGTAAGAAGAAGCAACCTCAACAGCAGAAACAATCTCCTAATGCAGAAGTAGATGCTGAAAAAAAGAGTGGAGCAATTGTTAAAGCACCTAGTAGTGCTATGGCAAACATACCTCTTGCAGATTCAGTGTCAGCAATTAGTCAGACTCCTGCTGCTGGAGGAGGAGTTGGTGGATCAGATACTATTTTCGTTATTAAGACAAGGGTAATAGAGATTGAAAAAATTTTAAAGGGGTCTGTTGCATTAGATAAAAAATTATTAGATCAAGAAAGAAAACAAAGAGAAAAAGAATTAAGAACTCAAGAGGAATCTGAATTAGAAACACCTAAAGATGGTGATGAAAAGAAAGTTAAAAAGAAAAAAACTAAAGTAAAGTTAGGTTTTCTAGATGGATTGATTAATTTTATTAAAGAAGTTTTAACGGGATTTATTCTGGTTAGATTAATTAAATTCTTACCACAACTTAAAAAGATAGTTTCAATTTTAGGTGGAGCATTAGATTTCTTTACTAATATTGCTTTAGGTCTTGTTGATGGACTTGGAACTCTCCTTATGTGGGGTGATAAAGCAATAACTGGTACTAGTAATCTCGTAAAGAATCTGTTTGGTGATAAGGGTGCTAAAGCATTTGATGGTCTAGTAGGAACTATTGGTAATCTTTTTAATGTTATTGCCATCCTTGGCATGACTGCTGCTGCATTTGGTGGTGAATTTAATAGGCAAAGTGACAAACCAAGAGGTAAACCAAGAAGAAAACCAAACTCATTAGGTGATCGTGCTCGTAGAATGAGGAGAGGTCTCCAGACTCGTGCAGAGAGAGCTACAAGAAGTGTACGTAGAACTTTTAGAAGATTAAGACCTACTAATATTAAA